AAGTACGCATCACCTAAGAGTAACTCATCTTCGATGTATGAGAGAAGAGTGATATCAGTTTCCGTAATATCACGAGTTGCGAAAAGGTGATGTAATAATTCTGTTGACTTTTCTTCTTCTTGAAACTCATAATAAAATTCAAGAAGATTAATAAATTTTGGATACGACCCAGCGAAGTGTTCTGGTAAAATCAGATCCACTTGGTCCGGTTGAAGACGTAGGTATCTACGTCTCTTATCCAAAAAATGATTATGCATATTACTTAATCTTCAAATATTAATTTTTCACCACTCAGACTTTCAAGAACACGTAACGCTTTTAACATATCTACATTAATGCGTTTACCATCTTTCTCTGAGTAGTATGACCAGGCCATGTCTTCAGAAGGGCCTTCTGGTATCAATTTAAAGTTGTGTGGAGACAGAGTTGTTATGTTGCCTGCCTCATCGCGAACTTTTAATTCTGAACTTGCTGAATCATCTTCTGCATAAAGAATAACGCCATCGGTCAAACTTCCTGTTGGTGCGGTGCCATTGTAAATATTAAGATGTTCTTTGAGATTAACATTTTTAAATCGTTTTGTGCTTGTACCGATATTTGCCACACCGTCCGAAGAACTCACTAATAAATTATCGACGGTCAAAGTATCGCAACCAACACTGTCAGCATTAATATCGGCAACATTCATTGTTGCAGTAGTAGTAAAGTCCCCACCCACAGTTAATTCGTTATCAACAACAAAGTCACCTGTACACTTAGCACCGGTTGCAGAGTCTACAACATTTTGAGTATAGTTCTGTAACAAGTTTCCAAAGGTAATTTGTTTTGTTGTTGAAACACTAACATCGTTAATAACCAGAACATCACTATCAGCTGGTGTAGTTAAAGAGTTCAACTGTGAAATTTTAATATCTGCCATTTTAGATTCCTATACGATATTAATCGTGTTCCCCATTCCAGAGTGAATAGTGCATTGATAGTAAAGTGTCGAAGGCGCAGACATAGGAACCGCAAAGAAGATTGCGCCACCCGCTACTCCATTATTTGTGACACCTGTGTTATATGCTGCACCACCATTACTGACACGGATTTCAAATGGGTGTCCACTTGCGTTCATATCAAAACGATAAGTTTCTCCTCGACGTAAATACAAAACTGGATTATCTTCAGATGACGGGAAAAACACGTTGTTTGTATCGCTGTATGTATAAGCACTAGCTCCATTGTTGGTCACATTAAAGGAATATTGAACACCTGTTGTGTCTATAACAAAATCACTATCTGCTCCCATCGCAATTCTTGCAGTAGTATCGAGATAAGAAATTGATCCACTGTTTGGATTCACTGTGATGTTATTATTGACATTGACTCCATCATTACCGCTTAATGCACTACCGAAATGGAAGTAATATGTCGCGTCCGTACTGTCTCCAGTGATCGCCACATTGGTCGCATTTGTTGCAGTCAATGCCGCAACATTTGATAGACTTGATCCATCACCATTAAAATTGGTTGCAGACAAGGTATTTGTCGAAGCTTCCCAACTAAAGTTAACAGATGAATTAACACTATCATCGCCAGGATCTTTGTCTCCTCGCATAAGAACATAGTATGTTCCCGCTCCCTCGACGCTATCTGCTCTTACATTTATCGCAGTTGTGGCTGTAGTTGCACTATCTGCACCCGATACAGTAGCAGTCAAAATATTAGTGACAGGATTATATGTCAATTGTGTATCCACACCCACAGAGTCAGCACCTACTGCACCAACAAACGGAATGAAAAACGATGCGTCAGTAGTTTCTGTCTTAGTGTTTATCTGACTTGCAATACTTCCAGCACCACCGCCACCTGCGTTATCGTTCTGATTTTCCCATGCAGTACCACTCCATTTGAGAACCTGACCAGTCAAGAGAGTAGAAAGTGATACGTCATTGATTGATGAAAGGTTAAAGTTCGCGGAGTCTGCTACTGCTGCTCGATCTGCAAATAATGCACTATCTGCGAGACTAGGACTAACATGAGATGCAATCAAATTGTTAAACGTAATTTTCTTTGTCTGATTTGTACTAACATCAACAATAACGAGAACATCCGAATCCGCCGCAGTTGCTCCAGTGAGTTCCGTTAGTTCAGTTATTTTTATACCTGCCATTTTATTCTTTCCTCAAGAATTCTTATCTTTATTTATACGCTGTTGTTATAGATTATAATGACATTCTCTCGTGTGCCACCCGACGGAGTAACACCATATGTCACTGTGTCCGTTCCTGCTGTGGTTGCGTTATAAGTGACCACACCCACTGAACTAATAGATGCAGTACCACGAGAACCCTGACTTATGATGCTGTATGTAGGACTTGAGAATGAATCGTTTCCGGACACATCTTCTACTGATGGTACGCCAATCGTCACCGCAAACGGACCTATACTTTCTGGGAGATCTCTGACTGCACCAATCGTGATATTGATAGTTTTTTCGATAGTAGATGGATTCGCAGAATCCCCATACAATAGATCAATAGTAAATGTATCAGTTCCGTGGAAATCACTATCCGGTGTATAACTGTAATCACCAATCGCTACTACAATACCACTAGACGAAACCAGTTTTTTCTGATAGTTTACAACCGCAGTACCATTTGACGGAGATGTTCCTATTTGAAGTCCGTGTGAAGTAAGTGGTACATTAGAAATGTTAAATGGGTTTGCAGTAAATTTTATGTTCTCTTGCGTAGTCCCTGATAGAGGTGTTGCAATTGCAGCACTGTCTGTTATAGAAAAAAGCACATCCCCATTCAACTGAAGATTCTCAATATCATATTTTAAGATTATAGGCCCTTTAGTGCTTATAGACTTATACATCGATACTTTCATTTCAAAATCGAGTGTATAGATCACAGTACGTCGTGACTCTAACGCTCCTTCGAAATCATCTGAGAAACTAATTCCCTGAAGAGAAATAGGAACATCCTCTTTTACTCCATCAAAATCGTCTAACGGTTTCATTGTCACCGTGTATGATGGTGTGAAATAAGGTAAAATCTGTTCTACACACTGCAATGCGTCATCTTGTCCCTTTGCATATATGTTCAACTGAAAGTTAATATTATACGGAACAGGCGTGTAAAGTTTTGTCGAATCACCATAAGTGGAAGACGGTACAACACAGTTATTTGTTTTTGGCAACTGTCTTTGTGCATCATATTGCATTGACACAATTTCAAAAGACATACGAGGTAATTTTATCGCAATCTGTCTTTCGCCTTGTTCACCGTTTGTCATTGCATCTAAACGAGCCAAAAAATCTCTGCGAGGTGCATACGAAAGAGGCACCTTGACCTGACTGATCACAGCACCGGACGAATTCTTTCTGACAACGTTTAGATTATTAAACAGTGAACCAAACACCGCAACAGCGTTTCTAATTCGTTGATGATAGAAATGATTACCAAACATTACTGCGGATCTCCAAATGGATTAGATTCAGAGAAGTCTAGGAATCCGTCTCCAACATCATCAAAGTCTGAATTTTGTGCACCGTCTTGTAGATCCTCTCCTATCGCAGTTGGCGTTACGCTGGTGTTGTTTGTCTGACCGACAATAGCTGAAGTGGTAGTCCACTCCGCATAATCACCTGTTGTTGAACCACTGTGAGCAACATAAAGTATTCCAGTTGGATCATCATATATCGCAACCTCACCTCTCATGTCACCTTGACGAATCTCTTCTCCAACATCAAAAGTGAGCCCAGATCCAACTGTCAGTTTAGTGTGATATGCGTGTAGACTTTCGACTTCATCAATTTCTGCAATTCCAGTGTCCATATCTTCATCATTATATTCGAAGAGTTCACAGCGCATCTTGAAGACAGGAAGATTTTTTAATTGATAAAAGGGTTCTTCGGTTTCGACTCTTGTGATTTCAAATATAGACTTCGATAAAGTCAAGTAAATAAGATCGCCTTCTCTTGGACGATAGAATGGATTTGTTACCGGATCGTTTTCATAAATTGCGACGGAGTTTTGCCATCGTCGACGAGAAACAATAAAGGTAGCTGCATCTCTAATTTCTATACCGAACTTTGTGAAAAGATCACCTTCACCATCGAACCCTTCTGTGTTCTCAATGTACATCTCAATGCGATAGGCATTATCAAAACGAGATACCGTATCGTCTTCTAGAATACGATCTCTTTTTACAATTTCGCGAGGAACATAGTATACGTCCTGACCATAAATCTTCAGGCTCTCAATGACAAGATCTTCATAAAGATGTTGTTCATTGGTTGTTCCCTGTGTAAAGTGAACATTAGTCGCCATTTATCACCCAACAAAAAAGTCTGGTGGAGATTCGTGTTCCAAACGCATCTTTTCTTCTAGACGTAGAAGTTCTGCTGTTGCATCATCATATAACTGTCTACCATTCATAGTCACACCGCCAGGCAACTGCATACCTTCAAACTTGATAAGGTTCGCGCCCCATTGCTGTTTGATTAGTTGTGTAGTATAATCTTTTAAGAAAATATCATTCCAAATGTTGTAAGAATTTTCGTCCACTAATTGAAGACACTCGATGATAAGATACTCATCTTTTAGAACATCTTTGTCTTCAAAATTACCGTGAAGATATAATCTACCCTGATTACGTGAGAAGGTTGTGATTGGTTGTCCCTCAAGTATTCTATCTAAGAAATCTAGATACTGTTCTAGCTGATAATAATAAGACATACCACCAGCGAACTGCATGAAATCTCCTAGACTATTCAACATCAATTGATACTTCACATCAAACATATTGATTGAAGAATACGTCTGATCTAAGGGAAACACCTTTGTGATAAATGGAATATCTGCACTGATCGAGATGTAACCATTATCAATATCCGTTTGCGTTACTTGATGTTTTAAAAACACTCTGACTGTTGCATCATCATGAAACTCTCGAAACATGGCTACTGCATCATCGACACGGTCTTCGATCTGGTCAATGTCCACGTTAATTTCAATAACGGGTTGACCTAGGCGTCGAAGACAGTAGTCAATGAGAGTTTGTCTTGTACTTGGCACTGCCATGAATACTCTCCGGTTTAACTATTATTTATGATCCCCACAGTACAGCGCCTGTCGAATCATAAATTATTAAAGGGTTATTATTTCTGTCAAAGAATCCAGTTTCAGCTCTTACGGAGTCTGCGGTCAAAGATGCACCGTTGATCAAAACATCATTGCTTGTTGAGTCACCCCTGTCGGTCACTGTTTGTAGTGTATCAGCACCAACATTTGCATCTGTCAAAAGAGACGCAAAGGACCGAATACCTACACTGTCAGTTTGTAGATTTTTTACTAAAACGTGTGAAGTGTCAGAGTCACTATCAGAAGTAGTGAGAACTAAACCACCAACAACAATTTTATTACTACTCGAATCACCTCTATCGGTAACTGTTTGTAGAGTATCGTTTCCAATGTTTGCTTCATTAACAAGAGAAGCAAAGGATCTTCGACCAACACTATCTGTTGCAAGATTGATTACCAATAGATCGGTAGTAGAAGAATCACTATCTACAGACGCAATGGATAGACCATTTGCCGTAATGGTATCGTTTTGAAAGACTACACTTGCATCTTGCGCCAAAGACAAGAATGATCTTTTACCAACACTATCCGTCGCAAGATTAATTACTAACAGTTGGTTAGTGGTTGCATCACTGTCCGCTCTGGTTAATATTAATCCATTTAGTGTTGCAGAGTCTCCCTGCGAAATTAATCTAAAGTCATTTACAAGAGATCCGAAAGACCGAATACCTACACTATCAGTAACAGAGTTACGAACTAATAGAGAGGTGGTGTTCGCATCACTATCTGCACCTGTTAATAAAAGTCCCCCAATTGTGATAGCAAGACTTGTGGAGTCACCGGCTTCAGTAACTAACTGCAAAGTACGAGCAGCTGCAGTCACAGAATCTAGAAGTTCTCGTATACTGATAATTCCAACAGAAGACTTATCCGTTGGATCGAGAATGCCTAATACGTGTCTCTCGTCTCCTCCTACAACCGAATCAAGAGAATTTGAATCAAATAATAAACCGGAAAGTGTTATAGTTCTTGTAAATAATCGAGAACCATCTGCGGCTGATACCAGAATACCACCACTGTCCGCAGGCAAACCCAGATTTGGTTCTGCCTGATCCAGACTGAGAAAAGTTGTACGGTCTGAGTCTAGTCGACCAAACCCTCTTACTCTTACCTTTCCACTAAGTTGTGATATTCCTTTCGTCGCCATTTAATTAACCGTTCAATGCCTGTAAGAACGAGAAGATAAAGTTAACCTCTTCTCCGGATGAATCTTCGGTAAACGCTCGCATTTTATTGTTCTGTTCTACAATAAGTTTACCAGTGATAAGACCCGCTGCGTCGTTTGGTTGTACGCCAAAATTCTTCACAACGTTGGTCGATACATCTGTCGTTGTATCAAAGTGTTGGAAAGTAACATTGTGAACATCTGTTTCTGACGTGTTTGCAGCTTGCGCCATCAACACAATTGCAGTAATACCATTAGGAGTTGTATAGATGACATCACTGTCACCGATAAATCCCCCAGCGGGTTTAGAGACCAACTTCGCGGTTCTCGTTTTAAATTCATTTAATGGGATTGCCATTTTTAACCCTCAAGTGCTAAGATGTATGGTGTTAGAATTTCAAACAGAGATCGTTCGAAGGCCTCACCCTCGATTCGTCCTGCTGCCCTGTTGACTGTCAAGTCTGCACCAATTCGGAAGTCACCCAACTGATCCGTACTTGTGAATACCACGAGACCTTCTTGATTCGCAGAGTCGAATACAACTTCGCGTTGTCGACTAGGAATACCACCGTTCTGTGGAATCGCAGTAAATGTGTTTGTACCTGAACCCACATATTCAAACGTGTGAGATGAGGTTGTAATCTGTGACCGTTGATGGAAGTTTACTGTCTGTCCCGCCAACTTTGCAACGTTCATAGGTGGTTGCATTGTGACATCGTATACGCCAGGCGATACTGAGTCTACATTAGTAACCGTGTAATAGAAATCTTCTGAGTCAAACTTGATCGCATCGTTATAGTTTGGTTTCTTGAAGTCGTTTAGATCGTCAAGGTAACTATATGAGTCTAGATTACGGATATTTGTGTAACGGATTACGTCTGAAAATATTGCTTGATCCGATTCTAACACACCACGATATAGGGGTGGACTAGAACCTTCTGCAACCAGACCAAAGTCACCGAACGATGCATTACTGTTTGCGATCGAACATTGTCCGCCAGACTTCGCCTCGATCGATGTGGCGGTCGAAATCGTAAACATGGATACTAACTGTGCATATCCGCGATTTAATAGTTGCACTCCGAAACCGGCTGCGTTATACTGTGTAAATGCATCCGATACCATTGACCGCAGTCCAGATGCCTTTGATCCATCGATACGCATACCCACACCGTCTGTGGTAATCGATGTACAGTTCTGTACGTATGGTGACTGAATGATAAATGGACCAGCGCCTGGCGAGTCTACACTTGGATCAAACGAAACACAGGCTGCGAGGTTTTGATGGTCACGGAATGTTACGTCTTTAATGAATGTGCCGTTGTCTACATAGAACAAATCTGAGTCAACATTCTGTGGACGGATGGTTACAGTTCGTAGGTTGTCTCCCACGATTGCAGTTTTGGGTGGTAACTTCAACGGGTTGTTGATCGCGTAGTCACCTGACTTCAGGTAGATTGTTGTGTCACCGGTAGTCGCTGCACGTTCTACTGACTGTGTGATGATTAGATCTTCGAGTTCTTTTGTCTCAGTGATCGCGTCTCGAAGTGCAGAACTTACACCACGAGACACATAGTTTGGTTCTACCTTTGCGGGAAGACCAGCCAGACTATCCGCTGTAATCACGTCCGTAAAGATAGGAATCAGAGTATTTTTGAGTTGATTGCCTTCGGTTGAGGTTGCATACTGACCACCATTACCTGTTTCGTCTGCACCCGATGTTAGATTAGATGACAATGCATTGCGAACCAACTCATCAATAATAACTCCAAGGTGCGTATAGGTGGCTGCGGACTGAGTCTGTTGTGCTGCGGGTAACTGTGACACACCATCAACAAAATAAGATTGTGCCACGATATGTACCGCGTGAGTACCACCATAAAGAACGTCGAATGTCAATGCATCGACAATGAATCCCACATCCCGTCGACACTTAACCTCGTTATAACTGAGTGATGGGTAGTTTGCAGTGATATATGCAATCGCTTCATCTTTGAGATATGACCGGTTGTTTTGTAGAATAATTGCCGCATCATCCGCATCACCTGAAGGTAAGACTGCGGGTGCGGGGAATACGAGTGTGTCTGCGGCCGTTTCTGTCGATACTGCACCGTTGACTAGAATGTCTACAACTTCTGACCAGTGACGGTTGTTTCTCTGTAACGCACCGTCATAACCTGTGCTCGATTTGACTGCTGCAACCGATGCAACTGCACCTTTTGCCTCATTGAAACCTGATCGAGTCGCAACCAACTGTGCATCCCGTACTACATTTGCACTTGCACGTTGATATGATAGACCAGATGTTACCGCATTGTAGTTTGTTCCGAAAGCAATATCGTGATACAATCCGTCAAAGATCAAACCAAAGTCGCGTTTACACTTGACACGATCAAATGTAAATGCGTGTAGTGTCGAAACGTGCGATATTGCCGAATCTAATGTGGTAAAGGCATCCTGTAGTGAGGTACCAAGATTCCCCTTGATTGCACCCTTTGCGACATAGAAAACATTTTCTACTTTATCGTCACCAACCTGCACAACATCGATGTTACCATTCGCATCGCGTTTGATAAACATCTTCCCGTCATAGGTGTTGATTGCGATTTCACCAAGCGCAATATCACTAATGCCGGGACGTTTGCCGGGGACCGAAGTTCTTTTTTGTAATTGTTGAGTAGTCATAGTATCTATTTATTAGAATGTTCCACCGTCTTGTAAAATTAAGGCAGTTTGCCCAGAATCTCCCACCTGAAACTGTGTGGAGTCTAGACTTACAATACCAGCGTTTGTAGCTGTTGCAAACTCAGCAGAGATTAACAATTTACCTGTCGAATCAATCGATAGATTTATACCATTTCCTGCGGATGTTGCTAATAATAAATTAGTTACCAAATCTTGGAAATTGATAGTTTGAACTGACAGAGTATTTATCGATGCAGAATCTACATCTAGATTATCAGCAGTTATTGTTGTAATTGTGGCAGAGTCAGCTGTCAATAGTCTTGTATCAACAAGATTGTCGACTGTAAGGTTACCAGAACCTATTTTTAATTCATTGATCGACTTTACAGAGTCAACAATTAATGCAGCATTTGCAGTGGTTGTTCCGTGAGTGTGTGATAATAAATCGGTAAAATATTTACCACCGATAACATCAATACGTTCAGCTAATGCATTACCATCTGAACCTACACCAAAATAAAGACGATCACCACCATTACCGCCACCACCATAAGATGGGTCTGAAAGATACGAATATGCTAGTTCACCTCCGTAAAGACCGGTAGGCGTACCAGAATCAGCGGAACGTCGAATAAGTATGAAACCACGATCGGAATCACGATTAAAAACTTTACCATCAATCTTATTTGTGACAAGTTGGGAGTTTCTTAATATCCCAGCACTATCTGCAATGAGTAAATCACCTTCTTGGATGTTACTCGTTGTAATTCCAACGATATTATTGAGGCCGACAGAATTTGATATTAAAATACTGCTAGTCGGACTACCGATCACGATTTTCGATACTTGTGTTCCGTATCCAGCGACTCTAAAATTATTCGACATCGATAAAACCTTATGTCACAGAGGGAGTGACAGTTATAAGACCTTGTAGAACTCTTTCAATAGTAGCAGTATCATCACTATCTACTGAAGAAATCTCCACATCGTAAACATAACGTCTTCTAGGATTCAAGGCGGAAGTCTGAGAGTTTGTCAAGGAAAGGTTTAAAATACCATCCGTCGCGGGCGAGGCGACATTAGCCGTAAAAGAAACTTTATCAGAATCTTTTGCATCGTGACTGGTTGCCATTTTTGCTGCACCAGTATATCCTGTTAGATCTTTTGCAGAACCATTTCTATTGGTAAGATAAAGATCGATTGCCACGTCAGCTCCCTGATCAATCGTGAGATCTTCGTTGTACGCCATATAAAACTTCCATAAAAGTTATATTATGATTTTATTTATATATTTAGTCCGCTCTAATATCGTCAATAACCCAAGATTGTAGACCAGAAGACAATTCTGACCGATCTAATACAAATGCAATGGTCATTCTTAAACCCTTGCCAGTGTTTCTTGCGGTGTGATATACTACTTTGTCTGTACCATCCTGATAAGAACCGAAATAACCAGCTTTACATTGCCATCCCTTTTTATCTGGTATGGTTTCTATCTCTTGTTTAATCGGGTCAAAGTGTTGCCAGTACCCTTCACCTGTTTCGGAATATGTAAAAACAAAATTATATGCAGACGCATTTGCGTTATTATGCCATGAAATAAAACCATTTTCTGGTGGATACACTGAAAATAGTGCATTCCTTTTTAAATTTAATTGTGTTTGAATTTTCTCATAAAATGAAAATATTCGTCTTCCCGACTCGTCTATGAGAGAACCAGCGTCTTTAGTAAAGTGTAATCCATTAGCACCAAATGAGTATCCACAGATCACTTCTGGGAACCCATTATGTTCACGTCCCATATTACGTATTTTATGGAAATATTCTTCGGACGTATAGTACTCTGCGTCTTCTGCATTAAAATTCTTAGGTTGACTTAGATGAACTGATTTGTAATGATCATCTTTCAAAAACCATAAGGTTTCGTTGAGAATCTCTATTGCAAATTCGTTCAATGGAATGTCTCGCATTATCATCGATAGACTCCAGATTTTGCTCCAGCGGCTGAGTAATGTCTAATCACAATAGGATCTTTATTGTGTTTCAACTCTCCTTTATACCTAGAATAATAATTCCAACGTGCGTCATCATCCAATACGCCAACCTTCAAGTCTGCATACTTGGGTTCTCTATTGACTAACCACCACAAAGAAAACTGATCCCATCGTTTGAATGATGCGGGATAGTTTTCGAGATCTTCTGTACCATCCTCTTTCTTCGGCCACCATCGACCTGCATACTGTTCAACCGTTAGGTCAAACCAATCTTCCATAAACTCTTTGACCAATGGATTTGTCATATCGTAAAGACAAACTCCCCCACACAAATCAAATCCCGCTTTAGTACCATCGGGTTTGGTTGCGCCTGGAAAATATACCTCTGCATAACAGTAATGACGTTCTGGGGGTAAACCCGTAAACATCATATCGTGTCCATCAAATTTGTCAAATATTGTTTCAATGTCTTCGTGTTCACACTCAGTATCCGCATCGATATAAAATGTCAGATCATAAGGTGACTGAGCCATTCCCCACAGTTTTGCACGTTTGTGATCATCACAATGAATAATATCATCTGCAACGGATCGACCCCTATCATCTAAAAAATGTTCTTCTGTGACCAAACAACACTTTGCTTCAGGATAAAAATCTTTAATTGACTCAATGAGATTCAATGCAGAATGATAAAAAAACTTTGAACGTGAGGCAACAACTAGATAACCCTTAGTCTTCATTATCAAAAACTCCCAACTCTTTACCAATAATCAAAGAAGCATACGCATTCATTTCCACTTCATTTTGTGCACGTCGAAGCTTTGTACGTAACTGTTTATTTTCACTATTTGCAATTTCAGGAATCTCAAAGGCGTGCAATTTCATTTGAAACAATCTTTCAAGAACTTGTGTTCGTTGTTGTTGTTCTCTTTTGACCTGAGCTGTTTTTCTTTCAGTCTCTTTACGTTTTCTACGTTCAGTAGTGTTTTGGTCAATTTTTTCGATACCCAACTTTTCAACAACTTCCCTGTATTGGGGACACGGTGTTTTATCCTGTCGAAATTTAGAAAAATTAACTACTTCCTTTCTTCGACCTCCATCGGGCAATTTATGCATTCTGATACATTTGAGAACAGAACGATCGTCAATCCCGTCCTCCCAATATGCATTATCTTGAATTTCGTAACTCATTAATCAATCCTCACGTATAATGTGTATGTTTCAATCACGGTTGGTGTGCCCACAAGTTCTGTTTCTTCACCGTATACCGTAGTTCCGTCATATGAACCAATATAGGTTTCTGGTTGAGATTCACCTTCATATTCATCTATATAGTCACCAATATATATCGGTCCTGTAAAGGTCGCCTCATAGTCTCCCGTATAATCTTGACCGGTGTAATCACCGATGTAAAATTCTAAGTCTACACCACCTGCATAAGTTTCAGGGCTTGTTGTCTCATAAAATCCAGAATATGGAATAAATGTTGTTTCATAATCACCTTCATATTCATTTGCAGTGTAGTCAGATTCATATAAAAGGGTGAAACTGTCTCCCTCATAACTAGTCGAATATTCTAGTCCATAATTAACAGTATAATCAGGAACATATTCTACAACAAACTCGCCCGTATAGTCCTGAATAAATTCTGATTCATATATTGATTCATATTCTGATTCATAATTACTTGAATAATCGCCAGTATAAACACTTGTATATGTTCCGGTATAACCAGAGTCATAGTCTGTCGCATAGTCTGACGAGTAATCACTTAAATACTCTGAACCATAGTCGCCAGTGAAATCTTGTTCATAATCACTTTCAAAATCACCTACATATATATCTTCATATGAAGAGGTATAATCTGTCGCATAGTCAGTAGAATAGTCTTCAAGAACTTCACCGGTATATTCGCCTGTATATATTTCTTCGTCGGTTCGTTCGTAGTCCCCTGTATAGGTTTCTTCAATAATCGACTGATACTCTCCAGTATAGTTCTCTTCAACGATTCCTGTGTAGTTACCAGTAAATGTTTCAGTTTGTTCTGACCCGTATTCTGAAACATATTCCTCTGAAATTTCTCCTACATAGTCTCCAGTATACGAATCGGGATCTGATCTTTCATAGCTACCAGTATAATTCTCTTCGACAATACTTGCGTAGTCACCTGTGAAATCCTCTGAAATTTCACCTTCATATTCTCCAGTATAGAGTTCTTCCGCGTCTGTTAAATATGTACCAGTATAGAATGTTTCGAAATCAGACTCGTAACTACCGGTGTAGACTTCAGCTTCTGCACCTTCATAATCACCTGTGTATGTTTCTTCAATAGTGCCACCTTCTGCAGCAACGTAATCTTCAGCAATATAGGACACATCACCTGTATAACTGCCATATGTTATATCAAGTCCCGTAAAGTCACCTGTATAAAACGCCGCGAGACCAGCGTCTGGACCCTCTCCAGTGAAACTTTGTGCAAATGTCTCCGCAGAATAAATGTTTGGCCCTACGTAACCTGCAAAACTAGCGTCACCACTCGCAGAGTAATTTACACTGGGGCCCACATATGGATACCAATCATATGTTTGTGGTCCAGTATAATAAAGGGTGGTAATATAAAGTGAATCATAAATTAATGGCGTATCGATCACATAATTGTCACCCTCATTTCCAGATTCATAGTCTATCAGATAATCTCCAGTATAAACTTCTGAATAATCACCAGTATATGTTTCTTCAACAATACCACCTTCTCCAGCAACGTAATCTGCAGCGCCATCATACGATGATGCACCAGTATATTCTCCAACAAAATCAACAGCAAAAGCTACGACGGGGCCTGTATACGAAAGAGGCCCTGTGTAATCCACAATATAATTACCGGTATAATAAAGGCTGGAATATGGTGATCCATCGAATGTTTGTTCATACTCTGAGATATAATTGACTAGACCTGCTCCTTGAAAAACAGTAAGGTATTGTTGAATATAAGTGGAAACGTATGAGGTAATCTGTCCGGTGTAAGTTAATAGGAAGTTACCGGTTTGATAATCGTTTTCTATAACATAAGTGCCCGGTGCATCATAACTTTTTTCAAAAACACCATCATAGGTTTGTTCGAGTACATAACTCTCAGTCTCATCCGAAGATTCATAATCAGTAGTAGAGTCACCTACGTAATTCTCAGTCTCATCCACAGTCTCATAACCAGTTTCTGAGTCACCAAGATAATTTTCGAGTGATGCATAACCTGTATCATAAGAACTGTCGCCCTCATATGGACCTTCCCCAGTGTAATCAACATGGCTAAAGTTACCGGCATATTGATTGCCTTCATATGTATCTGATCCTTCGTAATTTCCGTTGTAACCTCCTACGTAAGTTGCGGCACCAGTATAGTCACCCGCAAAGGCACCTATATAATCGCGAACGAATGAACCCTCAGATCCAGTGTAAGTGCCTACGTAAGATGTCGGTCCAGAGTAAGCGATTACATAACTATCGTAATTTGCATCTTCAAAGACATTGCCGTGGTACGTTTGCGGTCCAGTAAAAGGGATTGGTCCAAGATAACCAAATTCATAATTCGTATTCTCATCCACAGCTTCATAATCTGTGAGAAAATCTGTCTCATAATTACCTTCATAATTACCAGTGTATGTTTCGTCTTGTGGAGTTTCTTCAGTGGCAACATAAAACGATCCTTCATAGTCGCCTGAGTAATCAGTTGTATATCCAACTTCAACCACATAGTCAGCTGTATAATCACCGGTATAGGTAGTATCAGT